GGCGTGACTACCGAGATGTTAACTTCCTCCCTGATTGGCTAGAGTACGAGCGCATCTTCCGTGGTCAATGGGCTTCTGAAGACAAAACCCGTGAATCTGAGCGTTCACGAATCGTTACCCCAGCCACCCAACAAGCCGTAGAGACTCGTCATGCTGAGATCATGGAAGCAATCTTTGGTCAAGGCGACTTCTTTGATATTGAAGACAACCTCCAAGATATAGGCGGCAATCCCATAGATGTTGAGTTAATTAAGGCTCAACTAATGGAAGACTTCAAGAAAGACAAAATCCGCAAGTCCATCGACCAAATTGAGTTGATGGCTGAAATCTACGGCACAGGCATTGGCGAGATTATTGTTAAGACGGAGAAGGAATACATACCCGCTACGCAAGCAATCCCAGGCCAAGTCGGACAAGCCGCCATCGGAGTCTTAGAAAAAGACCGCATTGGCGTGAAGATCATGCCCGTCAATCCCAAGAACTTCTTGTTTGACCCTAACGGCACATCCATTGATGACTGTATGGGCGTGGCTATCGAGAAGTATGTCTCTATCCACAAGATTGTCCAAGGCATAGAAAATGGTATTTACCGCAAAGTAGACATTACCACCACTGGTGAAGATACAGACCTTGAGCCTACCCAAGAGGTTAGCCAATATCAGGATGAGAAAGTCTTGTTGTTGACCTACTATGGCTTAGTTCCACGGGAATACTTGAATAATCTCAAAGAAAACAAAGAGATAGTTGAGTTATTTCCTGAGAATTCTGCGGCAGACGAATACACAGACATGGTGGAAGCCATTGTTGTGATTGCTAATGATGGTCAACTACTCAAAGCAGAAGAAAACCCATACATGATGAAGGATCGTCCTGTATTGTCCTATCAGGATGACACAGTACCGAACCGCTTATTGGGTCGTGGCACAGTAGAAAAAGCGTTCAATATGCAAAAGGCTATTGATGCTCAGACTCGTAGCCACTTAGACTCTCTCGCCCTGACAACTAGCCCAATGGTTGCGATGGATGCGACTCGCCTCCCACGAGGAATGAAATTTGAAGTCAAGCCTGGCAAGGCAATCCTCACAAATGGCGCACCTTCAGAGATTTTGATGCCCTTCAAGTTTGGTCAAACTGACCCCAACAACTTGGCTACGGCAAGAGACTTTGAGCGTATGTTGTTACAGGCTACTGGAACTCTTGATTCCCAAGGCATGATTAGCAATGTAGCCCGTGATGGCGGTCAAGGCGGTATGTCAATGGCTGTCGCTTCTATCATCAAGAAGTACAAGCGCACTTTGGTGAACTTCCAAGAAGATTTCCTAGTCCCGTTTATCAAGAAAGCGGCGTTCAGGTTCATGCAGTTTGACCCAGAGCGTTATCCTTCTGTGGATATGAACTTCATTCCTACGGCTACTCTTGGCATTATTGCCCGTGAGTACGAGCAACAGCAGTTTATTGGCTTGTTGCAGACGCTTGGCCCGAACACTCCTGTCTTGCCAATCATATTGAAGGGCATTTTGGCTAATTCAAGCCTATCTAACAGGTACGAATTGATGCAAGCCTTGGATAAGATGAACCAACCTGACGAGCAAGCACAGCAATTGGCGCAAGTTCAGCAACAATTGGCATTACAAGCGGCTCAAGCACAGATTGCAGTTCAGACTACTCAGGCAGAACAGAATCGTGCAGAGGCTACCAAGTTGACAGTCGAGGCTCAGTTGATGCCACAAGAAGTTCAAGCCAAGATGAGTGCATCTTTGACTAAGAATCTGCCTAATCAGGATGATTTAGCAAGTAAAGAGTTCGATAAACGAGTTAAGATTGCGGAGTTGATGCTCAAAGAAGCAGACATCAAGAACAAATCCAAGATCGTTGAGTTACAGATGGCTGATAAACAGAACAAAGTGCAAGGAATGGAGCAAGACTTCCTTGACCAACTGACAAAACAACTATCTGCAACCCCACCAAAGGGTGAATAATGGATATTGAAAGCCTAGCCAAGGAGTTAATCCTTAAAAACATGAATCCTGAACAGCAATTGGCTGTTTTGGATGGGATTAAGGCTTCTGTCGCCCAAGCAAAAGAGATTCAAAAGCAACGTATTGGTGAGAATGTCGGTATTGTTGTTGATGCTCTTAAAAAGATTGAATCTGACATCCGCTCTCGCTATGACGAAGTGGGAAACGCCATTGAAAAACGAGTTGCCACCATCAAAGATGGTAAAGATGGCAAAGACGGAAGGGATGGGCGCAATGGCAAAGACGGACGTGACGGAAAGCAAGGCGTTCAGGGAGTTAAAGGCGAAGATGGTCGAGATGGGCGTGATGGAGTGGATGGTATTGATGGTGTGTCTGTCACCTCTGCTCGTATTGATTTTGATGGTAGCCTTATCATTAGCCTTTCTAGTGGTATTGAACTCAATGTTGGTGAAGTTGTTGCTCCTGACCTTGCGGAATCCATCAAAGTTATTACTAATGGTGGCGGCACTTCTCAGTCTGTCCTTGATACCCTAGCCTCCCTACAAACTCAGATAGATAACCTGATTCCTAGTCAAACAGGAAATTCAGGTAAGTTCCTAACCACCAATGGAACATCAACTTCTTGGGCTTCTGTCGCTGGTGGTCTAAGTTATCAAGGCACATGGAACGCATCTACCAATACGCCTACATTGACTAGTAGTGTTGGCACAAATGGTTACTACTACATCACGGCAACAGCAGGAAGCACTAACTTAAACGGCATAACTGATTGGCAAATTGGCGATTGGTTGATGTACAACGGGACAGTCTGGCAGAAGATTGACCAAAGTAACCTAGTTACTAGCGTTAATGGTCAAACAGGTGCGGTTTCTCTTACCTATACGGATGTCAATGCTATCGGTAGCATTACTTCTACGGATGGAAGCGTAACAGTCTCAACTGCTTCAGGTGTGGCTGACTTGTCCGTGGCTGTGTCGGCATCGACAACCAATGTAATCTGTTTAGTAAGAAACACTACGGGCGCAACCCTGACAAAGGGAACTGCGGTCTACATTAGTGGCGCAACAGGTCAAAACCCAACAGTTTCTAAAGCCTTGGCAAATGCAGATTCCACTTCTGCTCAAACCTTGGGATTGATGAGTGCTAATTTAGCCAATAATTCCAATGGTTATGTGACTGTGATTGGTTTGATTACCAACATAGACACTTCTGCCTATACGGATGGCGAACAACTGTATTTGAGTCCTACAACGGCAGGAACATTAACGGCAACAAAGCCTTACGCTCCACAGCACCTTGTTTATGTGGCTGTTGTTGAACACGCCCACCCAACTCAGGGTAAGTTGTTTGTCAAAGTGCAAAACGGCTATGAGATGGACGAGTTGCACAATGTGTCGGCTCAATCCCCTACAAGTGGTCAAACCTTAATTTATAACGCCTCAACTTCCCTATGGGAGAAGGCTAATCTGACAGCAGGAACTGGCATTGGAGTCAGCAATGGGGCTGGTTCAATCACAGTCTCTAACTCAGGTGTTACTTCTGCGGTTGCAGGAACTGGCATTTCAGTATCAGGTGCTACGGGTGCAGTCACTATCTCTAATACAGGTGTTACTTCTGTAACAGGAACTTCTCCAGTAGTATCAAGTGGTGGTGCTACCCCTGCTATTTCCTTGGCAACTGCCTATGGCGATACGCTGAATCCTTATGCTTCCAAGACTGCTAACTATGTCTTAGCCGCACCTAATGGAAGCGCAGGAGTTCCAACATTCAGGGCAGTTGTTGCCGCTGACATTCCTACGCTGAATCAGAATACTACGGGAACTGCATCCAATGTAACTGGAACTGTTGCTATCGCTAATGGTGGCACAGGTCAGACTACGGCTAACACGGCTTTCAATGCTCTAGCCCCTAGTCAGACAAGCAATTCAGGAAAATATTTGACAACAGACGGAACAAACACAAGTTGGGCTTCTGTTGCATCTTCAACTACCAATGCCTATGCTTTTGCTTGGTTCTTAAAATGAGGAAACTATGATAGTTTTAGATACAACATCAAAATCCATAACGATAGTTATGACGGGTGCGGCGGCAACTACAAATCCAAGTTATACAACAGCATACGCAGATAACAATGGCACTTCTTTCACAGAAGGCGCAAGTGATGGCATCTTAAATGGAACATCAGCAGTAACTGTGGTTTCTGCGCCAGCATCCTCTACTAGAAGAATAGTTAACACAATTACAGTTGAAAATAATGATACTGCCGCAGTAACAATAACTGTTGGTTATCTAAATACTGCAAGCACAAGGGTAATTGCTAAAGTTACTCTGCAAGTAGGGGACACATGGACAACTAATGGTGCATACGATACCAATGGAAATCTAAAACAAATTCTTGGAACTGTTAACTTAGCAAGTCAAGTAACAGGAACACTTCCAATTGCAAATGGCGGTACAGGTGCAACAAGTTTGGCTAGTGCAAACATCCCCGTAGTAAACGTAGCAAACACATTTACAGGGTTACAGACTTTTGCTGGCACTTCGTCAAATGCGGATGTAAAAACCTCTAATATTCTTGAGACTGCAACTGTCTCTGCAACTGCGGCAACAGGCACGATCAACTACGATGTAACAACCCAATCGGTTCTATACTACACCACTAACGCTAGTGGCAATTTCACAGTTAACTTCAGAGGTTCTAGCGGTACATCACTAAATACCATCATGGCAACAGGCGAATCTTTGTCTGCAACCTTCTTGGTGACCAATGGCTCAACTGCCTACTACAACTCTGCGGTTCAAGTAGATGGTTCTTCTATCACTCCTAAGTGGCAAGGTGGTTCTGCACCTACTTCTGGCAATGCAAGTTCTGTGGATAGTTACACCTATGTAATTATCAAAACAGGAAGTGCAACCTTTACTGTTTTGGCTTCTGTTACCAAGTTCGCATAAGGATAAAAGATGCCTCGCTTATCCAAGATTGGTTCTGCCGCACTAGCCGCTTTTGGGTGGACAGGACTGCAGTCTGTTACTGCTAGTTACCTTGTGGTGGCTGGTGGAGGTGGTGGCGGTGCTGGAAATGGGGGCGGTGGCGGTGCTGGAGGTTTATTAACTGGCACAACAGCCCTTAACCCAACACTTTCATATACAGTAACCATTGGCGGTGGTGGTAATGGTGGCGCTCAATATAGTGGCACAGGAACTAACGGCTCAAATTCAGTTTTTTTATCTTTTACATCTACTGGTGGCGGTTATGGCGGAACTTATAACGGCTCTGCATGGGTTGGTGGTGCAAATGGTGGCTCAGGTGGCGGTGGCGGTGGAGATGGAAGTGCTGGAGGTTCTGGAACATCTGGACAAGGTAATAATGGTGGTGCGGGGAATGGTGCATCAGCGCAACTTGGTGGCGGTGGCGGTGGCTCTGGAGGAACTGGAGGAACTGCGTCAACAACAGTAACGGGTACTGGCGGTACTGGAACAACAGCATCTGCCGCTTTAGGCGGTGGAACTTATGCTAGTGGTGGTTCTGGTGGCACACAATCTGGCGGTGGTCGCTCTATTGGTTCTGTTTCTGCTGGCGGCGGTGGTGCTGGTGGATTGTCGGCTTCTGGAACTGCGGCAACTGCAAACACAGGAGGCGGTGGCGGTGGCGGTGGTTACTCAGGAACAGGAAGTCCAACAGGCGGTTCTGGCGGTTCTGGCATAGTCATCATTTCATACACAAGCGCAACACAATTATTTGGTGGTGGAACTGTTACCCAATCAGGCGGTAACTTCATTCACACATTCACATCTTCTGGCGCACTTAGCCCTTTGTCATCTGTGACGGCAAGTTACTTGGTTGTTGCTGGTGGTGGTGCTGGTGCAAGACGAGACCAAGCAATGGGAGGTGGTGGTGGTGCTGGTGGCTTGCTAACTGGCTCTGGACTCACGCTTGATTCAAATTCAATATACACAGTCACAGTAGGCGCTGGCGGTGCAACTGCCGCAGATTCATTGGCTGGTGGTAGCGGTACAAATTCAATTTTTAGTGGTTTTGCAACTACTGCTATTGGTGGTGGTGGCGGTGGTGCGGCTGGTGCTACCGCGCCATCTGGCGGTTCGGGCGGTGGTGGTTCTCATGTTAGTGGTTTAGGCGGTGCTGGCACTTCAGGTCAAGGCTTTGCTGGCGGTTCTATTGTTTCTGGAAATATTGGTGGTGGTGGCGGTGGCTCTAGCGCAGTAGGCGCAACTGGCTCAACTGGTGGTACTGGAGGTGCTGGAACTGCCTCATCTATATCTGGAAGTTCTGTCACATACGCTGGCGGTGGAGGCGGTGGCGGTAATGGAGTAACTGGTGGTTCAGGTGGTTCAGGCGGTGGTGGCAGAGGTGCAAATGGCTCTAGTGGTGCTGTTGCTGGCACAGCCAACTTAGGCGGTGGCGGCGGAGGTGGTGGATATGACACACTTGCATCTGCGGCTGGTGGCTCTGGCGTTGTAATCATCTCTTACGCAGGTTCACAAGTATTTACTGGTGGAACAGTCACATCTTCTGGTGGCAACACTATTCACACATTTACTTCTAGCGGGTCTTTGACTCCGCAGTATTCTGTTACTTATCTTTCTGTTGCTGGCGGTGGTGGTGGTGGTAAAGAAAATAACAGCACAGTTAGTGCTGGTGCTGGAGGCGGTGGTGCTGGAGGTTTATTAACATCTACATTAACTTTTGTAAGAGGCACAACTTACACAGTCACAGTCGGTGCTGGCGGTGCTGGCGGTACAACAAATAACAATGGCACAAATGGCGCAAATTCCACAATTACTGGTTCTGGAATAACGACTGTTACTTCAACTGGTGGCGGTGGCGGTGGTGCTTCTCCAAGTGGGGCGGCTAATGGTAGTGCTGGAGGCTCTGGTGGTGGCGGTGGCTATCAAACTGGAACAGGTGGCACAGGCGTTTCTGGGCAAGGTTTTGCTGGTGGAACTGGAAGCACAAGTGATGGTGGCTCTGGCGGTGGAGGCGGTGGCGCATCTGCTGTTGGAGGAAATGGTGGAAGCAATATAGGTGGTAATGGTGGCGCAGGAACTGCATCTTCAATCACAGGAACTTCTGTAACTTACGCTGGTGGAGGTGGCGGTACTGCGGAAAGCACTGCTGGCTCTGGTGGTGCTGGTGGCGGTGGTCGAGGTGACAAAATTACTGGGGCTGTTGCTGGAACTGCTGGAACTGCCAATACTGGTGGTGGTGGTGGCGGCGGTGGTACAGCCACAGGAAATAGTTATGCTGGTGGCTCTGGTGTAGTTATCTTGTCTTTGCCAACATCTAACTACACGGGGACAACAACAGGAAGCCCAACTGTCACAACAAGCGGTTCAAACACAATTCTGACTTACACAAGTTCAGGTTCATATACAGCGTAAGGAGAAAAAAATGTCACACTTTGCAAAAGTAGAAAACGGGTTAGTAGTTCAGGTAATCGTTGCCGAACAAGATGTCATTGACTCTGGCATCTTTGGGCATGGATGGGTGCAAACCTCATACAACACGCATGGCGGTGTTCACGCTAATGGTGGCACACCTTTGCGTAAGAACTACGCTGGTGTGGGCTACACCTATGACAGCACTAGAAATGCTTTCATACCTCCACAACCATATCCATCTTGGACTATGAGCGAGGAGACTTGTCTGTGGTCTGCGCCTACACCGATGCCAACTGATGGCAAGCGTTACTCTTGGAACGAGGCTACATTGGCATGGGTTGAGGTGACAGTTTGACACCTGATCTGCAAAAGTACTATGAATCCCGCTTTGACATGATGTCAATGGAAGGGTGGAAGGACTTAATGGAGGATATTGACACAATGATAAATTCGTTGAACAATATCAGTACAATCCCTGATGAAAAAAGCCTACAATTCAAAAAAGGTGAACTTTCTATCCTAACGTGGC